TTCGCCGGCGCAGCACAAATGCCATGAAAGCCGTAGCGCACAGCGCCGAAAGACACGACAACCCAGAAGCCTGGGCCTCAAGAATGAACAGCTACCTGGGCATTTGCCAGCACGCCAACACCTACAATCTGCGCAAGCAATTAGCCATCGAGACCGGCGCATCCTTTCGCGCCCAGCTAACGAAAGTCAAAACCCCAAACCGCAAGAGGATCGCAGCATGAGCAACAAATACATCACCGCGTATTACGTCGACGCTCAAGACGGACGCCCAGCCAACGAAGCAAGATTACGCCACGGCCCTAAGCTGCCCAGCCCGCAAATCAAAGTCAACGCAGTGGATCGGCGCCTGGTACCGGCACTCATAATCGGCACCATGCCCGCAAGCGAGCCCCTGGCGCCAGGCATGACGTTGATCGACAAAGCCGAGCACGACAGCCTGCTGGCCGGCGTTGACGCCTGGCGCGTAGAGCTTGAGATCGCCGCTAACGAGAAGCGCCGGGCAGGCATGGTGCTGTCTCGCTTTCAGGCCCGCGCTGTGCTACGCCGATACGGCTACAGAGAGGCCGTTGAGCAGATTATGAACGACCCGGAAACCGACGCACTGACTGTTGACGCGTGGAATGATGCGGGTGAATTTCGCCGCACATCACCGATGCTTAAAGCAATGGCGATCGCCCTTGGCATTAACGATGAAAACCTTGACGCGATGTTTGAAGAGGGCGAGGGCATCGAGGCCTGACATGAACACGGTGAGTGCTTATGAAAAATCAGGAACCACTGCCAGGGGATGGCGCTCGCTGGGCAGAACATCCTAGCGTTAATAAACCACCCAATCATGCAATAACCCGAGGCAGCCGCAATGAGTAAATTCCTTCACGGGGTTGAGGTGCTGGAGATCGATACCGGCCCCCGCCCCATCCAAACAGTTCGCTCCGGCGTTATCGGCATTGTGGGTACCGCGCCTAATGCACAGGGCGCAACAACTGCTGAAGTAACCACTGGCAACGCACCTTCAGGCACCGGCATTGTCTATACAGCCAACGAAGCGGGCACGCCCGGCAATAATATCCGCATCCGGTATGTAAATCCTGGCACCGTGTCCGCAGTTCTTGAAGCGACTTTATCCGGTAGTGACATCGTTGTAAATTTGGCGACTGACACAGATAGCCGAATCACATCAAAAGCATCCGATGTGCTCGCGGCCGTTAATGAAATTCCAGATTCTCCAGTGTCCGCCGCATTGCAAGAGGGCAGTAACGGCACTGGCATTGTTCGAGAGCGCGATTTTGTGGCGCTTTCTGGCGGCGCCCGCGAGCCTTTCCCGCTGAACCGACCAACCTTAATTGCCGGATCTCGCGCCGAGGCCGCGCGCCTTGGGTCGGCGGGCACCTTGCCGGGGGCTATGGACGGAATCTTCGATCAAGTCGGCGCCGTTGTCATTGTTGTGCGAGTCGAAGAAGGGGCTGACGAGCAGGTCACAATCGCCAACGTGGTAGGCGGCGTCAACTCAGAAACCGGTGACCTTGAGGGGGTGCAGGCACTGCTCGGAGCTGAGTCGGTCGTGGGCTTTTCGCCTCGAATAATTTGCGCTGCAGGCTTTACTCATCAGCGCGAAGGCGAGTTCCGAAACGCTGTCGTTTCCGAGCTGCTGGGCATCGCCGAGCGTATGCGCGCCGTCATCGTAGCGGACGGCCCAAACACCACAGACGATGCAGCCCAGCAGTACGCCAACGACTTTGGCAGTTCCCGCGTTTACCTGGTCGATCCCTGGGTAATGGTCATCCAATCGGATGGCAGCTACAAGGCTGAGCCCGGATCCGCGCGCACGGCAGGCATTATCGCCAAGATAGATAACGATCTCGGCTTCTGGTGGTCTCCATCGAACAAGCCAATGAACGGCATCGTTGGCACGGCGCGGCCGGTAGATTTCAAACTGGGTGACGCAAACTCACGCGCCAACCTGCTGAACGAAGGCGGCATTGCCACCATCATTCGCCAAGACGGCTATCGTTTGTGGGGCAATCGCTCCCTGACCGATGACACTAAGTGGATGTTCCTGTCTGTCCGCCGCACTGCAGATATGATCAACGACAGCATCCAGCGGGCGCACCTCTGGGCAGTTGATCGCAACATCACGAAAACCTACGTGGAAGACGTGACCGATGGCGTGAATGCTTACATCGCCAGCTTGATTGCTCAAGGCGCATTACTTGGCGGTCGCTGCTGGCCAGACCCGGACCTGAACAGCCCGGCGAACATCCAGCAAGGCAAGGTGTACTTTAACTTCGACTTTACGCCGCCTTACCCTGCCGAGCACATCACCTTCCGCTCCATGCTGGTAAACGACTACATCACAGAGGTGTTTGAATAATGGCTGCTCGCGACGTAATCAAGAACATCAACCTGTTTGTCGATGGTCGCGGCTATGCCGGCCAGCTGCAGGATTACACCCCACCAGTTCTGACGGTTCAAACCGAAGACTGGCGCGGTGGTGGAATGGATGCCGCCGAAGCCATGGACATGGGCATGGAACCGCTAGAAACCAGCTTCAACCTGATCTCTTACGACCGCGACATTCTTGCGCAGTTCGGCGTAGCTGAAGGCAACGAAATTCCTTTCACGGCCCGCGGCGCCCTGGAATCCGTGGACGGTACCGTTAAATCGGTAATCCACAAGATGCGTGGCAAGATCACGGTAATTGACTCTGGCACATGGCAGCCTGGCCAGATGGCACCCATGGCCATCACTGTCCGTCTGATCTACTACAGCCTTGAGCACGACGGTCAGCTGATACACGAGATCGATGTGCGCAATATGATTCGCACGATCAATGGCACCGACCGGCTGGCGGAAATCCGCTCCGCCCTCGGCATTTAACCACCGCTTAATACTGGAAGTTGCTACCTATGCCTAAACAAGAGACCCCCGACTACCTGACGGAAACCACTGACGGTTTCCTGATCGATCTGGCGACGCCCGTTGATCTGGATGGAACGCAGAAGCGGCAAGTCACCATGCGAGAACCAACAGTGCAGGATCAGCTGGACGTGCAGGCGATCAAGGCCAGTGAGGCACACCGCGAAGTAACGCTGATGGCGAATCTGTGCGACCTGACACCCGAACAGGTAAAGGCAATGACGATGCGCAACTACCGCCGGCTACAAGGCGCCCTTGAGGTTTTTACCGAGTAGGAGCTCAAGACCTGCGAAGTGGCGTGCTGGCTCTCGCGTCCCACACCGGCTGGTCGTTGGCGGATATCACCGCATTAAGAACCAGCCAATTATTCTGGTGGCTAGACGGATTACCCAAAAACGATGGCAAATAAGCGGCTCAATGCAACAATCACCATCGGCGGGGGCGTTGGCCGCACCCTGACCAAAGGGCTGACGAGCACTAAAGCCCGGCTTGGCGAGGTGGGCGAGTCCATACGCACAGTCGAGCGCCGCCAGAAAACCCTTGGCAAGTCCATCGACACTTTTGGTCGAATGGGCAAGAACGTTGACGGCTTGCGCCGTGAATATGGGCAGCTAACCGGGCAAATGGAAAGGCTTCGGCGAACGCAGGAGCAGCTTTTAAGGGTCGAAAGAGCCCGAGCACGAGTATCCGGTGCTTACTCAAATTTCACAGGGGAAGTTGGCAAGTCCGTCCGCACCCTTCGCACAGCCTCTCTTGCGGCTATCGGTGTTGGCGGGTCAATGGTCGCCCTCACTAGCAAAGTAGCCACAACAGGCGATGAAGTTGCAAAAACCAGTCGCGCCATCGGCTTTAACGCCCAGTCTTTCCAAAAATATCAATTTGCGGCCGAGCGCGTAGGCGTTGCCCAGGGCACGTTTAATCAGTCGCTAACGGCATTCGGCAAGCGACTAGGCGAACTAAAAACCCGTGGCAGTGGCGCGCTGGCAACTCAGCTCAAAGAAATGAACCCCGCACTGTACGAGACTCTAAAAGCAACCGAATCAACGGAAGCGGCTTTTGAGATCTACATCCAGGCGATGCGCGAGTCTACCGACGCTTCCGAGCGTAACGCTATGGCCTCCGCCGCGTTCAGTCGCGCCGGCCTGAAAATGGGCCTCATCGCACAAACCTCGTCTGAGGAAATTCAGCGCTTAAAAGAGCGGGCCGAAGAACTGGGTTACGTGCTGGGGGATAAAGACCTGGCAGCCGCCGAAAAATTCACCGACGAAATGACCAACATGCAGACTGCTATGGGTGGCGTCGGGAAGCTTGTTGGTGCCGAGCTGATGCCCGTGATGTCGAAGTTCTTTAATCGCTTCACTGCTTTTGTAATCGAAAATCGTGAAAGCATTTCCGTGTGGGCAAAAACCATTGCTGAGAAAACAGAAGCGGCCCTACCTTCAATCATCAAGGCGGCTACAGGGATTGGGCAAGCGTTAATGGCAGCGGGCCGATTGACTGGAAAGCTAGCGAGCCTTGTGGGTGGTTTCGATAATTTAGCGATTATAATGGTTGGGCTGAAATTTGCTCCTTTAATTATCAGTTCAATAAAGCTCGTAGGCGCTTTGGGATCCATGGCAACAGCTATGCCGATGGTGGCAGCGGGCATAAAGGCCATTGGCCTTGCCCTAACCGCTAACCCGATAGGCATCATAGTGATGGCAATCGCGGGCGCTGCCTTCCTGATTTACAAATACTGGGAGCCCATAAAAGGTTTTTTCTCAGGCCTATGGAATGGTGTAAAAAGTATTTTCAGCGGCGCCATTGACGGCATAAAAACCATTCTCGGCTGGACCCCCCTGAGCCTGATCACAAACAACTGGAGCGGCATTACCGATGTCATCGGCGGTATTTGGGATAACGTCACTAACATGACAAAAAAAGCTGTTGACTGGGTGAGCAGCAAGCTTGAGTGGGTTGGTAAGACGGCCAAGAAGGTCACAAGTTTTTTTGGCTTCGGGGGCTCTGATGACGAGCCCTCAGAAAGTGAACAATCCACAACCCGCACATCGCCCGCCCGCGCACCTGGCGCCGTCATTGCCCGCGCGGAAGCCCCGCAGCCCTCCGCTCAAAATCGTGAGCTTGGCACTGTGGTTTCCCCTATGGAAAATTCTCGGCCTTCTGAGCCGGCCCGCGAGGCCCGCGAACAGCAAAGCACCACCAACAATCGAACCAGCAACCAGCGTAGCGGGGACACTTTTACGATTAGCATTAGTCAAAATGCCGGCGAAGATCCCGAAACCCTAGCTCGCCGAGTCGTCCGGATCATCCAGCAACAGCGCCGCGAGTCAGAATCTGGCGCGCTTTATGATCAGCCCGCAGGAGCTTAGGCATGTCAAACGTAATGATGAGGCTGGGCCAGTACAGCTTTAGCATCGATACTGCAGCTTATCAGGAGCTTTCACGAGTCAGCGAGTACCGGTGGGCTTCGCAAGATCGCATTGGTCGCATGCCCGCATTACAGGCAACTGGCCCAGGAAGTGAGATAATCAGTTTGAACGGCATTATATATCCAGGCCATCGCGGCGGCAGCAATCAAGTACGCGACCTTCGCGTAGAAGCCAGCCGCTTGCAGCCTTTAATACTTGTTGATGGACGAGGTTTTGTGCATGGCCGATGGGTCATCGAGCGAGTGGAAGAGGGGCAATCTATCTTCGCAAACAATGGTGCAGCCCGAAAGCAAACCTTCAGGCTACAACTGAGAAAATACGATGACGAGCTATAATTACACAACAAAGGCTGACGATACTGTTGATTACATTGCTTGGCGTCATTATGGCAGTCAAAGCTCTAAGGTCGTATCGGGCATACTAGACGCAAACCGCGGTCTAGCAGAGTTCGGCCCACTGCTCCCGCCCGGTGTAAAAATTACGCTGCCGAACATGCCCTCACCAAAGAAAGAGGAAGGAGTTCGATTGTGGGACTAAGCCCCGCTTTCCGCATAGAGGCAAACAAGTCAGATATTACTGCAGTCATAAGTGAGCGCTTCCGATCGCTTACCATTAACGATAACGCCGGCGTTCAGTCTGACAGTCTTTCCATCACGCTTGCCGACAACAACCCGCTCCAGCCAATATCAATACCGAATACCGGCGCAGAGTTGGAAGTGTGGATTGGTTACGATCAGCAGGCCGTAAAAATGGGCCTATACATAGTTGACGAGGTGGGGCTCTCCGGCCCCCCGGGTGTCATGACGATTCGCGCCAAGGCCGCACCCCAAACAAAAACCCCTGCTGGCAAGTCTGCCCTTCAAACTCAGAAATGGCGGTCGTGGGATGCTGGTTTAACATTAGGTGAATTGGTATCAACCATCGCCCAAGAGCATGGTCTAGACCCGTCCACACCGGCCGATCTCGCCGTCCAAGTACTCCCCCACTACGACCAGGTGGGCGAATCCGATATTAACCTGCTCACCCGCGCCGCAAAGAACTACGACGCCTTTGTAAAGCCCGCCAACGGTAAACTGCTGGTAACACGAAAAGCGATATCAGAAACAGTGTCCGGAAAGCCGCTTCCCGTCGTAATGGTAAATGCTGGTGAGCTAACCGACTGGTCTCTCACTATTCAGGAGCGCGAAAGTTATCAAAGCGTAACCGCTACCTGGTACGACCAAGACGCTGCCGAAGAAAAAACCGTGACAGCTGGCCAGGGCGAACCCATCAAAGCCTTACGCCACAGCTATAAAAGCGAGGCGGAAGCTCGGGCAGCCGCGAAATCTGAACTCAATGGAAAAGCCCGGGGCAAATCTAGCATTACATTCTCAATGCCGGGCAGAACGGACGTGATAGCAGAAGCGCGCTTACGGCTTACAGGCTTGCGCCCCGGCGTCAATCAGGAGTGGCTCATTACCAAGGCCACTCACACGATCGACGGTAGCGGTTACCGGGTTTCAGGGTCGGCAGAATTGCCGCTGTAATATACGGTTTCTAATCCATCTATTGCACTAATCTACAGCGCCTACGCCAAGAGCTTAGTCTGGGATTTTCAGGACCAAGCAATAGCACCGGCAGTTTTAGCTTGTGGGCATTTTGTGCCCATGGCGGAATTTAACCACTGCTACTCCATCCGAGTCTGCGCCGCGTTTTTCTGCGATCAACTCCACCGCTCGCCTTTTTCAATCTGCCCGCTTTCAATCGCAGCATCCCATGCCAGCCGGTGGCGGATTACCTGGTACAAGTCCCCGGCTATTTCTGGGCTAAAAACAAACTGGTCGTCCCATTCTTCTTTTACGGACACCTCAAACTCTGCCCTGCTATCCATCAGAAATACTCCTGCTGAAACGCGTCAATTTCTTTGCTGCTCATGCTCTTAGCCAGCGCAACAAACTTGTCTGTCAGCCAGTCGCGCCATGCCTCTGACATGTCAAAGTCAGGATCTGTCGACGCCGAGAACAGATAGCCTTCTAGTTGCGTACTTTCCTCGCCAAGCCACTCGGCAACCTGCCAGCTTAGCTTATGGTTGTCCTCTAAATACTCCTGCATTAGCTTCTCGGCAAACTCTGCGCGGTATGTATCAAGATCCGCGTCTTCGTCTGCCAGTTGGTCAACTATGCCTTGATAGTGGTCTAGGGCTTGCGTGTTGTAGTCGGTCATTTGCATTCTCCTGTGGCCTTGGCTAGTGCCGACTTGGCTCGTGACTGAATATCTCTCCAGATAACGCAGTCAGGCTCACTCATGTGAGACAGTGCAAGGTCTAGTGCCGCATAAAGCTCAGGGGCTGCGGCGATTAGCTGGGCATTGGCTTTCATCTCTACGTGCATTTTAGGATCGTTTCCCGGATAAATAAGGTTTGAAAGAACCGTGCATATATTTCCGGCAAAAATATTGCTATCCACCGCAGAGCTAATGTTTGGGTGCCAAGTATTTGAATGGTCTGCGTCAGAAATCCACGGCCCTGGCGTAAACTTTGTATCAGTCATTTTGATTCTCCTGTGGCTTTTAAAAGGGCCTGTGCGCACCTTTGTATTTGCCCGCCATCGCTATCGTCGTTAAAGTCAGACTGCCGGTTTACCATTTGCAGCAGGCGATCAAGCTCCCGATAAAGCACAGGCGCTGCGGCGATCAAATCCCGGTCAGCATCGGTCAACCCTTCTTCGCCAGCGTCATCAACCGTCGCAAACCACGCGGCACCGTCATCGCCGTCATTGCAGCTTTGAGGCACTAGCACTGTCGTGTCGTCGTCTGAGTAAAGGCCAGACCATCCGCCATTCCATTTGTCTTCGCGCCAATGCCAACTGCCGGGAGTAAACCTTGTATCAGTCATTATTTTTCTTCCTTTTTACTATGTTTTTTCAAAATGGATATGACGGCATCGCGCCATGCTGAATCAAAAAGGGGCTTATCGCGTTCGACGACAAAACTATTCAGTTCAAAATAACAACGGTGCAACCCAAAACAAGCCAGTCCATCATGTGGTACCGGCAGCATCTTCACCGACAGTTTGTAATCAAGATAACTGCCTTCAATCCCCAGCATGTGCGCCGCTGTAACAAAATCGTCTCTGCTGACATAGAATCCAGCCCACCGCTCAACCAAACCCTTTCTTGCGGTAGTCCACCGTGGCTTAGTCTTAATGCGTTTCTGGAATGCCAAAAACCGGTAGCATGCCCGAACGCCGTCGCCATTGCTGGACAAATACCCTCCCTTCTCCAAGTACACGCCAGTCTGTGCCAGATTGTCCCGTGCCGCTTCTATTTCATCGCCAGTGGGAAGGTAAAGGTTTTTGCTATTTTGTTCGGTCATTTGCACTCTCCATATCCGTCAAGTTTGGGCCAGCCATACTCGCCGCCGCTGTCAATGTGTATCTGGCGCATCTCGCAGTAGTTGGTTTGCTTGCCTGCCAAGTCATCGTTGGCATCTGTAGCGCCTAAGATCAGAGCGATAAAGATGACGCCGGCAAGGATACTGATTGCGGGTACTGGCTGTATGTTTGTCATGTTTCATTTTATCCTTAGTTTTGTGTTACCATATACCCATAGTGATTAACTGTAAACACAAAAAAGGGTTAATTTATGAGGCTTGACGTTTATTTGCTGCTGAATCTTGCTCACTACCTAAAAGTAGAGCAGCGCACACTGCAAAAGGCATCTGGGCTAGGCATCAACACGATGAGTCTTTGGAAGGTTTGGAAGCGGCACCCCACGCCGGAAAGCTTCAAGAAGGCCCAGGATGCGCTTGTTGATTTAGCTAGCTTGCCGGTGGAATATAAAGACATGCACATCGAGCAGATTGCGAGGATCTTAATCAAGTAGCCCCGTACTGGGGCTTTTTTTATCTGCTTTGTATCTTCCGCCGCTGTTAGTCGTCGCGGCATTCTCCGCCGGGGCAGAACGCACCTTCAGGAACAGGCTCGTCACAGTTACGGCAGATGCCCGTGAAGGGGTGTTGCCGTGCTAGCCCCTTGGCATTATGTAGAGCTGCCTGTAAGTTCGCTTCGATTGCGCGGTCGGCTTCGTCGGCTTCATTTGGCATTACAATTCTACTTCGGGGCTGGGGTCAAACATCAGTACCCAGTTTACAACAGCATCCCACGGCCGTCGTATAATCCTGCCAGTACCGTCAGTGGTGGTGCGTAAAGTTGCCTGCCAGTTCTTTACGAGAACTACTTTGTACAGCGTTCCCCTTGTTGACGCCCATAGCTGGCCTTCGTGGACGCTGTCTGCTCTGTTCTGTTGCTGGGTATAAAATTCTGATCTACGGCTAATTTTGACATCACACATCTCCTTTAATTTGCTCAAGTAGCTTAAAAGCCTGGTCCGCGATCCTGAAGTTCTCTCGCTTGTCGTACTGTGCTTTTGCGTTCATGACAGTCAGACGCTCAATTAAATCTTTTTGTTGCGCCAGTTTGATGTTAAGCGATTTGATATCACGCTTTGCGTGGGCCAACTTGTCTGACAGTTCGGCGGCGCTCATAGTTGAACCCTCCATCTTTTGGCGAAACGTTCAACTTGCTTCATTCGGTCTTCGCGGGTAGTCAGCGCATTAAAATGGTCAGCGGCGTCTACCGGGCTTCCAGGCGGCAATGCTTTAAGGAATTGATACATAGCCTTTATAGAATTTGCCATTGATGGTGACCCTCCCCGCATATCTCGGCCCAGAATTTGATGACGCTCAAAGTTTCTGCGGCTTGTTTCTATTCTGCTGGTCATCGCCCCTGCTCCAGTTCAAGCCAACGTGTTAAGTCTTTGTGCATGACATTCTCTGTTGCGCTATTCGTGCGTTAACAATAAATCAAGTCTGCGTTAATGTAAACACTTAGGCAAAGAAAAGCAGCGCCGTTAAGCACTGCCTATGCGGTCCTAAAACGGGATGTCATCTGAAAAATCATCA